CACCAGTTGCGTTTTCTCGGATGCCTTGTGCATTTGTTGTAACACGTTCATTTGTGCTTACTACATTTTTATTAACTTCTACCATTTGAGATTGTAGAGTTTTGATATAAGATACATTTCTATCCACACGGATATTCAAGCACTTAATATCCTTTGTATGCTTTTCTACCGTAGGGCAAGTACCGCAATTATCTGCTGCAAATACATTACCACCAATTACACCCATTACCATTGTTGCTACTACTAATTTTTTGTTCATGTTAATTTCTCCTTTTGTGTTAATTGAAAACTTATTTACCTGTGCTACCATAACCGCCAGAACCACGTTCTGTTACGGTTAATTCATCTACTTCTACTACATCAACCATTGCTACTGGTACGATGATTAATTGTGCGATGCGATCACATCTAAATATCGTGTAATCATTACAAGATACGTTTTCATATACAATGCTTAGTTCACCTCGATAGTCAGCATCAATAACACCTACACTATTGGCACACCTCAATGGTGTTTTACTCATACTACTTCGTGGTACAAGTAACCCCATGTGTCCTTTCGGTATTTCCACCGCCACTCCTAGTGGTATTTTCTTTTGACTATCTGCAGGCACTTTGATGTGAAATGGACAATACAGGTCTAACCCAGCTGCATCTTCACTACCTCTTGTTGGTAGTTGTGCGTATTCACTAACCAACTTTACTTTCATTTGTTCTCTCAAAATTCCACCCCTATTTGCTCTAATGCACGTTTTACTGTTTTTCTATCAGCTCCTACTTGCACACCAATTTGTGTTAAGGACATTCCAACATGATGCATTTTCAACAACGAATTCTTATCCAAATCACTTGCACGTGTATATGTTTTCTGTGGTTTTGTTCCTTTCAAACCTAAACAACACAACGCTCTACCAGCACTTATATCTCCATACACACAAGCTGCAAGTGCAAGCCAATTTAAATTATTGTCTGGCACAAACTCACTCA